CAGGTAAAGAAAAAAACGCCTCTTTGGGCGCTCCATTTCCTAAACTAGCTAAAATAGCATCGACATAAGATAATGATGCCATTTGTGCCATATTCTGATCTATTGAATTAAGACGATTGCCTAAAAGCTTCTCACCACCACGAGCATCTACTATCTCAGTGTTATCTTTTCCTGCGTTAGCAATAATGCGATCCACTCGTTCAATTTGTTCCTCTGATGTTTTCTTTGCAACGTCAGCAGTGTCTCCTGTTGCTTCCATACTTTTGGCAATGGATTCACGTACATCTTTACCATAAATAGCATTACGGACGCTATTCGCTAAGTTTTTTATGTTCTGTGGTATTGACATCCGTTTCAGCTCCTTGTGTTTTCATTTTTATTTCTTCTGCTTTACGATAAAGCATTTCTGCCAATTCTAACAGTCTTTCTGATACGGTTTTCTCCATAAAAAAAAGACCTCCTTATTGGGTCTCTAATACTACTAATCTAGCTAATAGATCGTCTAAATCAATATTGCCAGTCACGGTTATTCGGTTTAATTTCTGTTTATCAGTCATTGTCATTAACCCATTAGTAAATTCTGTTGCTAATGAATAGTTCTGCAATCCATCTAGCTTAACCTTGTCAGCAGAAGCCATTAGCCCATCCGATGTTGGTGTTGCTAAGTCATAGATAGGTATTCCATCTAGTGCATCGTTAAGGTTGTTAATCGCTTGTTCTAGTGCGCTGATTGCGTTTGGTAGTTCTTCTAAATCTGCATCAATGATTATATTCTTAACGTTTCCGATTTCTGTATTAACGTTATTAATTTGTTGAAGTAAACCGCCTATTCTTGATGATTGAGTGTTTACGATGCTTTCTAGCTCCACAACTTTTCTAGCTGACTTATTGGAGTCTGCTTGATAATCATTTAATGTCTTAAACTTATCACCAAATTTCAAGGAAGCATCTTGTGGGTTATTAATGTCGGTTGTTTTACCGATAATCCGTAATAGTTCATCAATACCCATAATCGGATTAATTACTGGATGACTGTTTCCCACGTCAAAGTTATCCATATCTAAGCCAATTAAAAATAAATCTAATGCGGATATTTCATATTGATAAAGAGCGATCTTTTGCTTGTTTATCCAATTTTGTCCTGTTGTTAAAAGTCTGTTAGGTAGTGTTATGTCATCCCAAGTGATAGATCCACCCTGTATTCCAAATTCTGCAATTAAATCTGGTCTGTCGATATAAGGTAGTCCGTTATTGACTGATTCGATTGTTAATCGTGCTTCAGATGCATCAGTTGCTCCTTCATCTTCACTTTCTATTCTAGTTCCAAGTGGTGTTAATCGAGTAATGATTTCTGTTGGATCCACGGATTGACTAATACTTCTTAGGTTTTTCGCAATCCTAATCTCTGTTTGCTTATCCTCACCAACGCGCTCGAGAACATCTAAATAACGAACTCCATTTTCTTTTCGGATACGTAACTCTCCACCAACACGACCAAGTATTTTATCATCTATTTCCTCAAATGTTGTTGATTCTGCTGATAAATACACGTATAGATTATCGGTTGATGTAGTGACTTCGATATTCCCTACCTCAAAATGCTTATAATCTTCTACTTGGCTATTATGATAATTTAACATTAAAGTAACTAATTCTTTAGGAGTTCCCCTAAACTCTAAATGCTTTTGCTGTGAATCGTGTAAATACCCTAATTCACCTTCACATTCATAGTTATAAACGTGTAATCCATCATCATCCATACTACCATTAGGGTTGAGTATACGTCCCTCAAATTCATATTCTAATGTCTTTGTATTCAACACGTTAATAAGCGTCTTAAACGGCTTTAATTTTCCATATGCAGGGTTATTCAAAAAGAACGACATATTAAAAGAGTCAATCTTGTTAACTTCTTTCTTAATCGTCCCAGTTTCGAGTTTTAATCCATTAGCATGCGGACTATGGATAACTGTTTCCGCATCACCATTTATAATCGTAACTTTGTACACTAAATCAACTCCTTATGAAAGAGGAACTTGATTGTACCGTTACCTGTTATTCTTAAATCATTTTCACCGGATTGCAGCTTAAAATCTTCACTTTTACTTAATCCGGCTGGTGCATTGTAAATAACACCATCTTTTACAAACTGCATAGCTGAACTAGTTTGAATCTCTGGTGATAAGCTAGGAGTACCCACATTAAACAAAGTAATGTTTAATGTCCCATTAACAGTGAATTCGACTGGTTGTAATATATCTAAATCAAAGTTAATGTCATCCCATCTATCATGACCTTCCTCTAATTCACTTATCATAAATGGGTAAGCTGTAAATTCAACTGTTAATGTACCTGAGTTCCAGAGTTCATCAAAACTTAATCCCTCAACTTCTGCCAAGAAATAATATCCAGGGATTGTATCATCATATAACTTTTTCTTGCCATTACTGTTCATGAGCCAATTGGATAATTTGGTTTCTATAACATTAATTTTTTCTGTAGTATTATTTTTATCTAGTACGTTAAGTGTATATGTCAGTGGTCTTGGTGTGTACGTCTGCTCTCCGTAAATCTGACTAAAATCATATTCAATATTAGAGAAGGGGACCTTTACTTTTATTTTTTCTTTTTCAGGATAACCAACGTTTTTCTCGACACCTAAAGTTATCCCGAAATCTTTATAGGAATGTTTACCGTTAAATTCTATTCCATACATTTAAGCAAGCCCCCTCTCTATCCTACGAATACGATTGCCACCTTCTGCACTTGTGTAATCACCCATAATTTGCGCAAAGGTTTTTCCGTCAACCTGTAATATGATCGGCTGGTTTTGTTGAGATGATAAATGATCACGATTATTGTTATTGTAATTATTTTGAGGGTTATTAAATTGAGCCTTTTTAGTTAAGTCGAAGTTTAAAATGTCATCCATCGCCTTAGCAACTTCATCTTCTCCATTGGTAATCCCGGCACCAATTGTTTCTCCCCACTTAACATCCATAATATCAATTAACGGACCGGTTTTTGGTGGTGAAAACGGCAGGAAGTCACGTATCTTTTGAGTTATGTTACTAATCGCTCCGGTAACTTTTCCAACAGCTCCCTTAATTCCATCTGCAATAGAGCCAACAATATTCTTACCTGCATTGAAAAAGTCACTGATTTTACCTGTTACAGCTTTATAAGCGTTGCCTATTCCGGTTCGTACGGCTCCCGTCACACCACTAAAAGCACCAGAAACGATTCCCCGAAGAGAATTAAATATATTTGATATCGTGTTCCTAATGCCATTTACAACATTAGAAATCGTGTTCCTTATTCCATTCCAAATATTTGAAATTACACTACGAATGGCATTCATGACTGTATTAACAATATTTCTAATGAAATTAAAACCAGTTGACACGACATTTCTTGCAGTGTTTACACCACTTGAAAATAATGACTTAACGGCATTCCAGATGTTTGTCACTATTCCTTTTAGTCCGGTAAATAATGCTTGACCGGCTTTAAGTATCTTACCAACAAACCATAGCTGCACAAGGTTCCAAATAAGTTGAACAGCTCCTGAAAGAATCTGTTTAACGGAATCCCATAATGCAGACCAATTACCTGTAAATAATGCTGCGAAAAACTGAATGATTCCAGTTATGACACTGATAGCTCCTTGGATAACCCCTTTGATATTGTTCCAAACGGAAACGATTAACGCCTGGATAACGGGCCAAAGCACTTGCATTATTCCCCATATAACATTCATTACAGTAGATATTACAATGGAGATAACATTCCAGACATTTTGTGCAGCTTGTAAAATCATCTGACCATGTTCTTGCCAGAAAGTAACCAAACCAGCCCAGATTTGCATTACAAATGCCACGACAGCTTGTACAATCGTATTAACTGTTGTCATGATAGTTGTCCATACTGTTTGCGCTGTTGCTAAGATTTGAGCACTATTTGCGTTCCACCAGGCAACTAAACTACCCCAGATTTGCATTATGAAACCAGTAATTATACTGAATGTACTACTAATTGCATTGATAATTTCATCCAATATAGGGAAAATAAAGCCTAAATTTCCAGTGGACATACCTTTGCTTAAATTACTAATGAAATCTTGACCTGCTTGCATAAATAACGGTCCTGCTGCTTTTGCAAATGTTATTATAGCTCCGGGCAATGCTTTTAATATATTGCCAACCATAGGGAAAAAGTTGTTAAATAGAAACGTTGAAGTCGTCTCGGCTAATGCGTTCAATGCTGGTGTTATGTCTTGACCTAGTGCTAATCCTCCCAACACATTAGAAAAAGATGCTTTCATCGAATCAAGAGAGCCACTGAATGTTTCAGCAGATTCTTTTGCTGTTGTACCTGTAATACCCATTTCCTCTTGAACTGCGTGGATAGCATTATAGACATCATCTAAGTTATTAATGTCATACTTAACACCAGTTAATTTAGTAGCATCAGCTAAGAGTCGTTCCATTTCAGTTTTTGTTCCGCCATAACCTAAAGATAAGTTATCCAACATTGTATAGTTTTGTTTCGCAAAACCTTTATAAGCATCCTGTATACTTTCCATGCTGGAACCCATTTTATTGGCATTATCCGACATATCAATCAAAGCCATGTTTGCCGTGTCTGCAGCTGCTTCAGTATCTCCGCCCATTGATTGCAAAAGACTTGCACTAAAGCTAGTTACGGTTTCCATATAATCATTTGCTGACAATCCGGCTGTTTTATAAGCTTCATTAGCAAATGCCTTTACTTTATCACCGCTATCCTTAAATAAAGTCTCAATACCACCTAATGATTGTTGTAAAGCAGCTCCTTCACTTAATGAAGAAGAAATAACTTTACCTAAAGCTAGACCTGCAGCCGCAACTGATGCAACTGCTGCTATTTTTAAACTAGCACCTAGCTTACTTCCTGCGCTTTTACCGGCAGAGACAGACTCCGGATCAAATTGTTTTTGAATAGATCCCTTAATCCCTTTTGCGGAAGGCATAATCTGTACATAAGCTTGTCCTAATTCGGTAGCCATCTACTCACCTCCGATTAACCGATTTCTCGCTCTTATAAAGTCCTCACCAGAATCGAAAACAGCTGTATCTTTGCTAGGTTCTGTTTTATGAGATGTTAATAAATTAGTCAGCATTGTTGGCCTATTCTTACCTTTTTGTCCATCCGCGGTCTGGAACCAAACAAGAGTGCTAAGCTTGTCGGAGATTCCAGCCAACAATAAAGTGTCTATCGGTACTAACTGACCACTTTCTTTCATTTTCATTCTTGAATCATCTCTCAGACCAAACGCAAAAACAGCTACCCTTATTGGAGGTAGCTGTCTGTAATCGTATATTCGATATGTTTCGGCAAGGTCACATATTAATGCATCCTCGTCTAATTTAATCATCCTGGCAAGGATTAGGATTTTTTTGTTTCATTATGACTGGTAAAAATTTCAGTAAGTTCATTACTTAAAGAAGTAACGGAGACAATGCCATCATCATCACGCACGTGTTCTTTTAAGGAATCTTTATTTTCTTTACCTAACAGCAAATCTACTACTTTAGTAATTGCTAAAGGATTTGTGTCTAAATCGCCAATGGCTTCGACTAACTCGTAGTTATCTAACCTTGCTTTAGAAATTTTATATTCAAATCCTGATTTTGTTTTTCCTTCGATCATTATTAATTACCCCCAGCCGGTGCATTTTTTTGGATATATTCATAATGTGTATTTCCCTCTGAATCTGGTATTGCTTGGATTGTAGTTTCATAACCGATAGCATCTGCATCGGCATAACTAATCTCGCCAACTTCAGAAACTTTACCACTAGGAATAACAATTCGCTTTAAAATTCCACCCTTTAAAATCATATCAATCACTAAACAATGCTCTTCTAACTCTTTGGAATTTGCTTTAATCGTGATTCCGGTGTCTAATGTACCAGTTACATTATCTTGACCGTAAATTTCTTTCAGTACATCTACGTTAGTAGCTTCGATTAAAGTGTAAGTAAAGGCATCTTCTTTGCCTGTTTGAACAGATGCAACTGTGTCGCCACCCCATGCTTTGATTATTTCGGACTCTGGAGTGTTTTCGTTAGCCATTCCATCTTCTGAAATATATCCTAAACTTTTAAAAGCTGGATCTATTTCAGTCGCTGCATCTAATGGTAAAGTTGTTCCTAATGGTGAAGAATATACCGCACCGCCAACTTTCGGTTTTGCTGTTGATACGTTTTTTGCATCACTCATAATAATACCTCCTAATAATATCTAATATCGTATACTGCTTGATAACGGTATTCTTTTGTTGTTGTATCTGTAAAATTGTAATCACTGTTGAGAGTGAGACCTCTTATTTCATCAAGTTCAATTAAACTTTCTACTGCTGTTTTGACTTCTTCATTTAAAATGGCTGCATTATATAAAGAATCTGCATAGGACTGAAAAGCGAATGTTGCTGATGGTAGATGGTTATTTTTGCTACTAGATGTTTTTTCAAACACGACATATGAGCCTGTTTGTGCACTTGGTTTTTCGAGTGATACGGGTTCGGATATTTTATCATTTAAGTGATTTAAAATGATTAATTCAATCATCTACTTCACCGACTTTAAAATGGTGTTGTTTTTTAAATTATCGGATTTAGCTTGTGATGTTTCCGCCCAAACTCTGGCATTCGCGCGATTTTTACCCACATGCATATCTTGTTCATACCCAGCACCACTTTTATTTTTTATTCCTGCCGCATATCCTTTTAACACATCTTGCATACCCTTAGATTTCAACAAATCAGCCACACCGTTACTATTTAATTTAAAATCCATTTTACTCATAACGCTCCACCATCACTTTCTTGTTCCAGTCGAGCGGAATCAAGTGATCTATCCCCTCCGTTGGAATACCAAATGTTCGCCAACGTTTACCGAAAAAAAATACCTCAGCATCTTCCCAATTATTCGTATCTCCTTTAGGAATAGCTAAGGTATAAATTGCTTTTTTACCATCAATATTTAACTGATTAACAATATCATCAGTCGATGTCGGACTTACAAGCACGTTATCGACTTCAATAGGTACATCCTTAACAATAGGTTGGTCAAACGGATCTCTGCCCACTTCTTTTTTATTGATTAAAGTAATTGTTATTCCTTTGATTAGTGTCATAAAAATCCATCACCCCATAACGCTGTTTTCTCAAGCCTAGGGCTTTTAATTCGTCTCGCTTAATGAATAAACCACCACCAGGAGTTAAAAATGTTCCAGATACGGTATAACCCAAAGCAGATTGTGAGAACTGAGACATAGGCTCTTGACTTGTAGATGTCATTAGTGTTCGGGCCACGATATCAACGGTTACAGATTTAACTACGTTTTTATAAGAAACACTGTCAGTAATCATCTGGTCAATGTTTTTTTCTACTTTTTCAGCTTCTAGTCTCAATCTGTCTGAAACAACTGGAAGCAATGCTTCGGCACGAGTCTGTTCATCCGCACTCATAGGTCTCCATAAAGCCGTTAAGTCTTCCACAGTTGCAAAATTCATAATTCCACCACCTATTCAAAGGCTTTAGTGATAGCAGCGATTCTTGTATCTTTATTCTTCTTGTCTTCAGTGGTGAGTTTAATGCCTTGTTCTTCTGCGAATTTTTCTAATTCTTTATTTGTCATTTCTTCTAAATTGACTTCTTCTTCGACGTATTCTTCTGTCGGTTCAACTTCTTCTGTTGCTTTTTCTTGATTAAATTCTTCCCAATCTTTACCTTTAATAATAGAAGAGCTGTCAACGACAGCCCCTGTTCTCACATTCTTATAGCGCATATAGTTTTCCTCCTTACGCATTTTCGATAATACGAGCAAATGATTCAGGTTCTAAGATTCCCCAGCCGAGGTATAACTCCGAACGAATGTAAACTTGGTTGTAACCTTTCAAGTCTAATCCTGAGTTATCAGGGTCACCATATTGGATGACTTCCATAGGAATCTCTTTAGCATATCCCCATTTAAACGCATTGGCAAAATCACCAATAACAGCTAAATCATTAGACATGTCAGAAACTGTTTTATTAACGTCTACACGTACGCCGTTTAGTGTTTGTGGTGCAGCACCCCATGCCAATTCAGGGAACATTGCGTTACCATCAGTTTTAGTCAATCCAGCTAATGAAGTACGGAAAGTAGGAGCAATTGCCAAAGCACTTACTTCTCCACCTGAACCTTGAACGACACCAACAGCAGATTCGATATCTGCATTAGCGTTAGCAGTCGAAGTAACAGTCTGATCTACTAAGCTATCAAAGTGGTTCGTGCCAATGACTGCTGAAGCAGTTCCTGAGCGTGGGTTAACACCATGAAACGCCATTAAATCTAAACCACGAGCGACTTTTTTAGCGAATCCATCGTTAAACGCTTGTAAAATACTAATGCGTTCTTCATCTGCAGCGTACATGAACTCATCAGAAACCCGTGCACCATATTCAACTTTGATAGGTACGATTGTTCTTGGCGCTAATGAAATACCACCGTGTGATTTTTTGCCAGATTCAGCAACGACATCAATCTCACTGTCCATTGTGAACATGAACTCTTTTTTACCGTTAAATGGAATCGGCGTTTGACCGGATAATACTGCTAATGAACTTTTACCTTGTACTTTTGATACTAAATCTTTAACCAATACTGGTTCGAATAACGTTCCTCTTTCTAATGCCATAGTTTTTTACTCTCCTTTTAAGTTTTCTAATATTTTTGCATAAGCCTGTTCTTTTTCATCTACCTTTGGAGGTTCGGTTGTTTTCATTGGCAATGGTTGCTTTTTATTCACAAATCCTGCGATTTTCTCAGCATCTGCTTTTATTTCTTCTTCAGTTGAACCACTTAATCTGCCTGCAAGCTCCAATGGGATGCCTGCCTGTACTGCAATGTTTGTCTTTAAATCCTTTAGTTTATAAGTTTCTACTTCTTTCTTTAAATCATCAACACTGCTTAATTCATCCTTTTGAGTATTTAGAGTGTTTTGCAGGTCTGCAAGTTGTTGTTCGAGTGTGGATTTTTCGGTTTTCAATCCATCAAGTTCTTCTTGTGCCGGCTTCAAATCTTGAATGGATTTACCGTGTGCTTTCATGACACTTTCGATTTGTTCATCAGTTAATCCAAGTTCTTTCAATTGCTCTCTATTCATCAATAAAACCTCCAATTTAGTTACGATTTGATTACGCAGTTACGTCTGCGACTAGCTTTAATAGTTAACGTCCATAAATGCTAAAAAGACGATTTTAAGCATAATAAAAGCACCTAACGCTTGACTGCTAGGTGCGTGTTACTTGATTTCAATACATTTATTTTCCCATTTCTTATATGCATCAAAGTAAATCTCATTTTTATCACCGTTGAATGTCAATTCATAGTACATTCCATCAAACAGAACGGTGCTCAATAATGCTTTGTTGTTCTGTAGAACCTTTGTACTCCAAACAACAAAAACGGCTTCTTTATCAATCTTTGCATCTTTATCCGTTCTATCTAAGTGTTCGTTAGCATACTCAGCTACTAGTTCTTTACATTTTTCAATAAACTTTTGGCTATCCATATTTTCTACCACCTTTTTTAATATTCAAATGTATTCGATACAGTATTCATTACTCTCATTTTTCTAACGAGAATATCTGCAGCAGCATCTTTCATGTAACTTTGTCTAATCGTCACTTTTTCACCGTTAATCTTTGTCGATACTTCTTCACCGTTTATAAGTCTTGCAATGTCATGTTCAGATAAAACGATATTATGTTCAGACAAAATTATACCCCCTTCACAATTTACAAACGGCTACCGCACCTGGTAGCTAGGAGATAATGGATCACACTCCTTTCTTAAATGGAATTTCGTATGTTAGCTAACATTGGTTTTCTATCTAATACTTGATGGTTTAGTGTAATACTTTTAGGAACATACCAATTTTGACGATAATCTTCTTCCCTATCAATGTGTTCTATCGTTTCAACTACTCCGGAAAAAATACTTTCTAACGTCTCTGCCAATTCACTAAAAGCTTCAGCAATAACTTCCCAAGCTCCCTGCAAATCAGCCATATTCCTAAACCTCTCACCCATATTCCTAAACCTCCTTATTTTTTCATTGAATCAGTCGTCATCATCAACAGCATAAATCTACCAATAGCAGATTCGAATTCTTTTTCATCTTCCTTTTCATATGAATCAACAATATCACTAGAAATATCTCTTATCTTTTTGAAAAACTCGATGTTCTCATCTTTTGCGTCCATTTTCTCACCCCTAATATCTTATTTTCTGTTTCTTAGGCGGCTTAGCTTCCGAACAAGCCCAATGTGCTAATATCATAGACTCCATTAATGCAATGTCATTTTCTTCAATCTGCGAGCGATAACCAAATCCACCTTGTGTACCAATGTTTCGTTTATCACAATTCGTGACGACCTGGAACAATGACGGTTGACTCTTATGTGTAATCATTTGTTGAAATAGTGCTTGTTCAAACATCGAGTTAGAAACAATTATTTCTTTCACTGTTGGTAAAATCGGTTTCTTTAATCCTGCTTGTTTCATTGCTTCAGCTAAGATATTTTGACCATTTGCACCATCGATTACTACTTCCTGGACATCTGCATTTTTTAAAAAGTGTATGATCCATGCATGACCATTTCTAAGACTTTGACAATCTATCGTTTCAACGAATACTTTGTCATCCACAGTTTTTACAGCAATGCTTAAAGCAACGTTTGTTCCGTCATATCCATATTTAATACCCGCGAATATTTTCCCTGTAAGCCAAGGCAAGGTATCAACGTGTAAATCTTTCCATTCATTTTCAGAAATGGCTGATTTTTGATTATATTGAATCCACAATCCTAAGCGTTGGATATTGAAGTCAATGTCATCATCGCCGACTTCGGCTTGAATGTTACGTTCAGATACTCTCAAACCTAAACTTGGATTAGCTTGATACCATAAATCTTTATCCCGTACATCGGATTGTTTATCTACGCTCCACTCTGCCCATCCAGTTTCTTCAACACTACCTTGTAATGCATTGTCTCTCATTCGAGTAAATACAGTACCACTTGATATTGGAGTTGGAGGTGTACCGGTATAAATTGTTTGAGGGTTAGGACTTGCTGCAATTGTATACATCAAAGCAGAACGTTGGTCGTCTGTATATTCCTGAGCTTCATCGATTACGAGTAAATCAAAACTTTCCCCTAATCCACCAGTAGATGTACGTGTTCTAAAATCAACGCGGCCGCCACCAAATAGTTCTATACTTTCTCTACCTGTTGCTTTTATTTTGTGGAAATCCTCTCCATCTTCTAGCCCACTTTCTTCGAGTACGGCTAACAAACGATTGAAAGCAGCAGCACTAGTTGTTGTTCGATGAGCAGTGTGTAGAATACGCTCTCCTTTGTCCAAACCTAGTCGTTCTCGCATGGCCACAATCTCATTCTTACCATTTTGTCGAGGAACAGAATAACCAAAGTTCATATGAACCCATAAGCCTTGTTCGTTTTTGGCTAAGATTGCATCAACTATAAATCTTTGCCAATCAAAAGCTGTACGACCTGACTTTTCATACAATTCAATAGCTTCACTGCCCAACGATTTGTTATATGGTAAGATTAATGATCTTGTAGGAGTTTGTTCTCCAATTCTCACAGTCACAGTCATCTAACAACACCCTTTCAGCTACCCACTCCATTCTTTTGTCCAGATATTCTGTCTACGCACATCCCCTGGATCGTATTCGACAGTACATCGGCACCTGTCGTGTCTTTTATAGACATCTTCAGGTACATCTGGATATTTATACACCCCTTCCATAGAGCGACACCAATCACAAGGAGGGTGACCGTGAGCCGACCTCATTATTCGTGGACTTAATCCCGATTCACCTTGAAATTCGACATTTGTTTTTATGGTGTCATCCACGATCGATTGAGTGAAATTAACAATTGGTTCTTGCAATATCCACGCTACATCATCAAAAACTTCTTCTGCCACTACACGATTTATAATACTATCTACTCTAAATTGATTAACTGCTGGGGCGATTCCCTTTAAACCTAAACCAACTGATCTATTCAAGTTTCCTTGTATCTCAGCAGAAACACGAGCGACAATTATATGATTATTACTTAACGTTGGGTTCAAGATTCTTTCCGCAATGTTGTAATACATCTTTCCATCAGGAAGTACATCTGATTTGATGTGAACTTTGAATGTTTGTGCTAATATTTCCCCAACTTCCACTGCGTACTCATTCGCTTGTTTATAGGTGGCCGTCCCTTTTTCAATCATTGCTTGGATACTTTGCAACTTTCCGTTTCTGCTAATCGCAGTATTAAAATCTCTTTGAATGTTTTCTAACAACTCTGGAACAATATCAGTTGCCATTATTCACACCTTCTATCCCAGTTAAATCTCGTAAATTATCGTTATCAAAATAGCCTGGAACAGCTTGATTAATCTTGATAGCACCATCACCAATAAGCGATATTGTCGAAGCATCTGGTTTAAAGACTGGCTCCCATTTTGCTTTTGTTTGATATAACTGATTACGCCTATACGGAACATTATCTCTCAATGATGCAGCTAAATAGCCGACATTTAAGAAGCCAGAACTAAAATCACGTTGTGCTTTTTCTGCTTGTAGCCTTAACGTTTCATGGCTTGCTTTAATTGCTTCAGCACTTGATGGATTATCAGACGGAAAACCTAAGTCATCTAAAGTTAAACCTGTTTCGCCTGCAAATCCTGATGCAGCAGTTCTTAATTGTTCGACGAATGGTGACATTGACGGAACTGTAAATTGACCGAGTGTTGGCTTGTCTCCATCATCATCTTTTGTGAATTCCAAGAACGATGCAACAGTTGCTTTCCAGTTATCCATCGCTTCTGCATCTTGAGATGTTCCCACAACGTACTTCTGTGGCCACGAATAGAATTCCGCTGTAATATCAGCACGTTCTAAAGTACGCTTCGCATATTTTTGATAATAAACTGCAGAAGGAGTAATCCTTGAACGACCGAATGGTTTGCTTGAATCTGGTCGATGAATAATTGGAACCAATAGCGGAGCAGGCGCATTATTATCTTCTGAACGGTATAAATCACCATTAACAAAATAATCAGTTCTACCAGTTATGAAATATAATTCTTCTTTTGGTTTTCCATATTCATCCCTTGAAAGCACTGCATATCCTTCAGTTAACAAACGAGTAACTGGATCAAGTATTCCTGTAGCTTCTGAACCTTGAATGACTTGCAATCGAGGGATAACATCATCACCTTCTGAAATGTAAATAAAGCTGCATGAGTTAATTAGTGACGATAGTTTTGCATCGTCAAAAAGGATGTCTGCACTATTCATCTGAAAGATTTCGTTTATATTAAAATTGTCATTTGCAAACTCTCGAAATACTAAACGGTCTGCTAAACTATCGACCGATTTTGCTCCCCAACCTAACGTGGCTTTATATTGTCGTCTTAATTCAGGTGGTATTGTAATGCCCGGAGCATTGTAATTATCTTTCATGTCATAAACCTTTTGACGCTGCAATGCACCTTGTCTATAAAGGTCTAATTTAGAGCGTAAATAATCGATTCCTTGCACGTTTTCACTCCTTCCTAGGGTATTTCATAAGTTGCACGAGAAAATCTGCACAGTGACAGCGTGAAGGACGAATAGAGCGAGTGGGAGGGTGGTATGCCCCCCCTATTTAATTCTCCTTCGAATCTTTATTACTGTCTTTTTATTCCCTTCTTTTTCTTGCAATTGATTACTGTTGTAATTCATCCAATCTATACTTTGAGGTAAATTTCTATTGCCAATTACTTGTTGCTTCGTCTCATGACCTTGCTTGAATACCTTGTCTGACTTCTGTCTATTACAAGTCCAGTGAGCAAGTTGTAAGTTTTCTATGTCAGATGGATGTCCGTTCTTTGCTACTGGAATGATATGGTCGATGGTTGCACTCATTGGATGTGGTGTCTTAAGTGAGAAGTCTACCGGATGTCCACATATACCACAGGTGTTCTGTGTAGCAAAGATACGCTTCTTGTTACGTTCATAGTTAGCGCGGTGGGCTCCTTTTTTATCTAATCTGATGTATATCACCCCATTAAAAAAGACACCTCATAACGAGATGCCTACTTCTTAATATTATTTTATTTCGTAATCAGCTCTACCTAACTCTTCACCCATAAGCCCTTGTGTTGCTACTAGGGTTACAGGAGTTTCCAAATCATCCAATTCATAAGCGATAGAGCTCTCGACTGTACCATCTTTTTTAATTGTTTCTAACTGTGAATCTAAATGACTTTCATCTGGTAATGATCCAACTTCTAATTCATTTATTGCGTTAGGATCATTATCTTGAATTGCAGTAAATACTGCAAACCAAGCTGTGCTTGGATCAATATCTTTATCTGTAAGATTTGTTGTTTCATACCAAATTGCGAATACTGGTTTGTCACCATATTCATTACCTTGTTCTCCTGCTGGTATAACTTTAGTTTCTGCAATCTTGATTTTTAAATCATTAATCATAGCCTCATTGTCCTTAAAATAAACATCATCGGTGTTTGCTTCTTCTGCTGGCTCTACAGATTCATTGTTTGATTCACTTGGAGAATCCTCACTACCAGTAGAAGTTTCTTCACCATCACCACATGCAGCTAAAACTAAAACGATAAGTAATGACAATAATAAAATCGATATTTTCTTCATTTCCATCCTCCATATGTATATAATGAATCTATTATCTTATATACAGCAAAGGATTGCAAGACTATTTTCCTAGACTTGGTAATATTATGCAATTAAATAAAAGAGCCAGTCCACTTTCCACGGTGAACTGGCAAATATCTTGTGGTATTGCATATCCATACTACCATAATAAACCATTTTTGGAGGTCAAAACTGACATCATAGTGACATTTCAATTTATCTCCATCCCAAAACTTCAATCGTTGCTTGGATTATTTCATCTCTCCATCTCATTGCTTGTCTTTCACTTACTTTTAATTCTCTCGAAATACCTACCCAAGTTTGTTTTCTGTTTTTACTCCAGTATCTAATCCTCACCAATTCTTTATAGTTATCAGGCAAAGCATTGTATACCTGTTCGATAGCTTCCACAATCTCTGAAAGATAACTTGCCTGTTTACTTGTCATTAATCGCGTAGCCATCTTTGAAGTAGGATCGCTAATGTTCCGAACTGAATTAGCTCCAGATACAACTGTCGGATCGTTTATTTCTTCATCAAACGGATTCATAATCTCTTCCCGTAATCTAGCAATCTCTTTCAAAGTGTGATAGTAGTTATACCATTCAGATTCTGTCTTTTTGAATGTAATCTTAGTTGGTTTAATTGCTGTTGTCATAGTAACCCTCCACTTTCACTTTATACAACTCAATCAATTTATCATCCGAGAGTCTCTCTAAAGCCTGTTCGGTATATATAGTGTTAACCATTATCTGAAATATCATCTGTTCACGATCCATGCGGTCCAAATGTTTTCCCAAGCTCATCCCCCCTAACTCTTTTTACTTCCGAAATAAACTTCTTCAAGCCACTCATGAAGCATGACCATTTGTTTTATCACAATCGGATTGTTATTGTATTTCTCACATAATTCTCCGGTTGACATTGTTACCCAGGTCCAGAAGTCATTGCTTTCCATTCCCCCATACTTTGTAGCTAGTTGATTTACTTGATTTATCCAATTCACCACTTCGGTGTAAAAGGCTTGATAATCCATAGGCTTACACCTCTTCGATTTTGATATAAATACCTGGTAACTCTGCCCAAAACTTTTCAGCTATCAAACTGACAACTAGTGAATCGTCTTTCCAATATCCAAGATCAGTCATGCAATCGAATAATAGCTTTTGACTGTTATCGATATCTGGTTTCGTATATTTGTATTCTCCATTCGAGTGACTAGCTGTAATCGGGAAGCACCATTTTACAAAGACACGAATCGGATTATTGTATCTTTTCTCCGGAACGTGCTTGCCCAGGTGAGCCGTTAACTTCGCACGTGCAGCCTTTAAATCTTCTGGTTCATAAAAGATTGGCTTACCCTTAACGACTGTCACTTGCTTTTGCTGATGCGTAGTCGTTGGTGGGTTTTTCATTGGCATAAAGAATTCAGTCATTCCAAATCAGCTTCTTTCACGAACACACCATTTATCATTTTTCCTTTACGATCTCGAATTTCTTCGTAGGCTGTTTCAATGCATTCCTCAAAATCTAAACCTAACTGCATAGATAAAACTTTAAGAACAACAAAAGTATCGCCTATCCCATCAACTACCTGATCCATATTTCCTTTGGCTAATCCTTGAGCTAGTTCGCCAATTTCTTCAACGAGTTTTAACATTTGCTTTTCTGGCTTCGCTCTATCTAGTTCTCTAATAATTGCCCATCGTTCAATTTTTTCTGTTAAGTTATCTATCATCAATCTTCATCCTCCCAATCGGCACCTTGCCATCTACCAGTAGCTGGATTATAGTAAATTTCTTTTGCATTTGATGCTTGATCAAAAATATATTCTATTAGTCCAGGTCTTTCTGACAACCACTTTAAAACTTCACTGTTATTACGGCTATATTTCTCACCTGGTAACTTGTGATATAAAGGCGGCATATTTGTAGCAACCATTAATTTCGGATTTCTTTTTTTACTTTTCAATTTTAAATTTCTCCTTTCTATAAATCGTAATCGTTTCGTTTTATTTTTTTGAAATTTTGCATTGTCATGGAAAAGAGAAAAGTGTGTGGCGGGCGTAGCTTAAGCCCACCACTTTTTTCTCTATGACCGACAGGGAGGGAAAGGAAATTGTTATTATTTATAATAGGGTTTTCCCTTCCCTCTGAAATTCTCGAGAAAGTATCGACTTTTTCCCTTTTTGAAAGGAAGGGAAAACCTTCGACTTTTTCCCTAAATGAAGAAAGGAAATTCTCGATATTTTTCCCAATTTCACTATTTGAAAGAAAGGAAAATTACTCGACTTTTTCCTTTCCTTTTTTATCTGGGATTCTTCCAACTTCACCGTTATTAATCCAAAAACCACCATGTGATTTGATTCGATTTCTAACCGTTTTTTCTGTTACTCCCATAAAATCGGCTAATGCATCCAGGGTAACAACCTCATCAATTGTGCAAGATTCGTATGCCATTTCTAAAGATTCCTTCTGTTCTTGCTTCCTATCTTCAGGACTCTTTTTCTTGGTGAAATTCTTTTTCCATGGTGGTGAATCGCCTTCTGGATCAATATCTTTTAAGATTCCTATATCATCAATTTTATGAATTGGATACTCGAACCACATATTCACTGGTGGAAACTTAGCGTATTCACGTAATGTGCCCTCTACACGCCATGCTGAACGATTACGAATGCTATCTACTGCCTTATTAATCTCTGACTCTACATGTGCTAAGGTGTTAGCATCTAAGATGTTTTTAGCATGTGTATTCATCTGAGATACACTCTGTTGGTCATCTAATCCTACATGCTCATCAAAGTAGTTGAAGTTAGCTTGTTTTATCGCATTTGCGTATATAGTAGCTGCAGCATTACCTTCTTGCTGCTTAATTAAATCTTCCGTAAGCTCTAGTTCCACTAAGTCAATCAAAGCATCCGGGTCACGTGCGAACACTCCCGAACCAGAAGCTCTATCCATCGACTTCTTACCACCTTGTGTACCTTTAGAGTGATGGTGACAATAGATAACGCTTGAACCCAATTCAGTAGCAATCTTATCGAATTGATTGGTGAAGTGAGCCATCTGATCAGCGCTGTTTTCATCGCCAGTAAGCACTTTATAAATAGGGTCAATGATGACAGCAATGTAATTCTTTTTCTGTGCTCTTCTGATTAATTTAGGAGCAAGCTTGTCCATCGGAACGGTTTTACCTCTAAGGTTCCATATGTCGATATTGTCAATGTTATTTGGCTGCAATCCTAAAGCGCTGTATACATCTTTAAAACGATGCAAAGCACTAGCCCTATCAAGTTCTAAGTTTACGTACAGGACTTTTCCCTGTGTGCATTGCCAACCAAGCCATTTCTTAGCTTCTGCTATAGCTATGGATAATCCAATTAAAGCGAATGATTTACCAGCTTTAGATGGACCGGCCATTAACAATTTATGACCCTGCCTTAAAACTCCTTCAATTAATGGTGGTGCTAGTTCTGGCATATGGTCCCAGTAATCAGTTAAGCTTTCGGGATCCGGTAGATCATCATTCACGCCCTCAATCCACTCATGCCATTCTTCCCAGTTCGGCTTTCCAATGTTTGTATCGATTATGAACTGTTTCTTGCCATTTCTTTCAATACCTGGCATCCTGGATAAACGAGAAGGATTTCTATTTTGCTTATCGATATTTAATCCATTCTTTTTACAAACGTTATATAAATAATCGACACGTTTTCGATATTCGTCATAGTTATCTGCATCCACTTTTACAATGGCATGGATACTTCTTTTTCCACTATAAACAAGTGCAGCTATCGGTAATTCCAGTTCTCGTAAAATGGCATTCTGCTTTTCTAGATCCATATTGTCTGATTCAACTAAGGCATAACGAAATTCGGTTACATTATCGTTTTTAATACCTTTACCATCTAATGGATTGAAACGAATCCATGCCCCAGCTTCTGGTTTGTAATCACCAAATACTGCCCCAATATCACCGTTACATTGATTTAATTGCTCAATCAATTGCCCAGCTGTCCTGTCCCAAGCTCCCTTTGTCGGTTTATGGACGATTTCGCCTGTTTTATCATCAACAATCGTATACGTCTCAGTCACGTATCCCACGTTTTCAGTTGAATCGAATAATGTTTCTAAATATCTCGTAAGCTCTGCAACTGGATTCCAATTAGTTGGCTCGCTAATTTCCATACCTTCAATCCAGTTCTTATCGATAACAACATAATCATCGTTTCCAGCAGCTATTTCATCGTTCCAATCAAGTTCTCTGTCATCCCTTTGGATACGTGGCTCCCAACCGTTATCCTTCGCCATCTGTGTGATGGTTGCTCCTGTAATGCCACTACCCTCAAAGGTTGTCCATTTCTTGAAACATTCGCCAGGATGGTAACGTTGACCATCCCGACGGCTCCAATCTTCCCAATCTGAAGCTGTATATCCTTCTTGCTTTAATGCCATCCCTACGTTTAGCCATTCCTGGTAATCAAGATAGGAAGGATCCACATATTCTAGTAAAGATAGCAAGTCCATTTTATTTTCCATAATTTGTTCCTTCCAATTCATCTAAGAGAGCGTTAATTTCAGCCTTTGCAAATTGATGATGCATTAAAACAACGAGCTTCCGAATCCTTATAACGATTTGCTGCCGTTTCACATGTTCGGCTTCTAAATATTTAAAACCGTCTACAAGCTCTTCCTTTGCCATCTGTAGCCAATCATATTTATCAAGTGGATCAAGAGGCTTTCCATATTTAACTATGCCTTTTTCTTCCTGACTTGTAGCAACATCTGCGAAAGAATCAATAGAACGACTAAGATGTTTTTTATTCATTTGTTTTCTCCTTCCAGCACTTTGCGTGCTATTTCTGGGAAGTTCATAGGACCGCCTTTTCTTATGCTTTCTAAAGCCTGTCTATAGCGTTGGTTTTGCTTTTTTAATTGGATATAAAGATCAGGTTCATTCGGCATTACTCCATTTAAATCAACTAACATTTGATTTAAATCAGCTAATTCATTTTTCTCTTTTTCCAATTCCTCCACACGTTCTGCTTGTTGGATAAGCCATTTAAAATCCCTGAAAGATAGACTTATTGGAAATTCATTGCCTATTCCAATATCATGAGATAAACCTCTTTTTATTTCTTCCAACCGTTCACTCATTCCAAACCCTCCATCCTTTTCTCAACCGTGCCTTAATCTCATGCTTTTGTAGCTTTTCATAAACCCACACCTTATGCTCACCTTCACGTCTGAACAATAAATAATATCCTGCTCTATGTTTCACGGGATAACCTCCTATATTGGAGTTGTTTAAAATCCTCACCAATGCCGATTCAAATTCTTGTAATACCAAAACTTGCCGTTTTTTCGTAGATCATTTGTTTTTGCACGTATCGTCTTTTCGGTTTTACCCAAAGAATATTGCATAGCTCGTGCACCATCGTAATCGATAAATTTACAAAGATACTCCAATTCTTCTTCGGTCCATAGCTTGCCATGAGCAAAGTGAAAATCCGGGTTATAGTTTATCCTTCCCTCGTTGTCGTACTCAATAGGATGCACTAGAACCAACTACTTTCTGGATTACCTACTTCCACATTCAAAGCCCTAGCTACTGCTAATTTCCTTACTAATTCCTTGTATTCCAGTCCGTCATTGTCATAGCATCGTAGTTCTTCTAGTTGTTCGATGACGTATGCCTTTTTATATTCTGCATGTGCATCTGTGGTTTTCAACAAAATCACTCCCCGCTATATTCTTTCGGATTCACACCTTGAGGAATTCTCCAACCATTAGCAGCAATACGATCAATCATTTTTTTGGCGTTATCGAATGGCCATTTACCCACATGCTCAAAACCACGTTGTTCTAAAAAGCGAATTTGCTTCGGTGTTGTTAATCCTTCCATACGTCTTCTATCCAATCGTTCTAATAGTTTGGTAGCTTTCCCAGCGTTATCGATTTCATCTGGCATGATCCCCTGTTTTTCTAACGTCTTGACCTGTTTCTCGCTAGGTGGTCCCATTTCCCAGCCGAATGATGGAACATAGCTTGAAAGGTCTTCAGCTTGGATACTCATTTCAAATTGCAACGGATCCACTAGCTTACGTTTGCGCTTTTTCATATCGGCTAGTAGTTGAGCTAAAGCTTCCTCACGTTGTGCTACTACATCCTCTGTGGCTGATTGTTCGACAACTTCCAAATCAAGTGGTATCCCAGCTTCCTCAATTTTCTTAGTCATCGCTTGGGCTACTTCATCGTTCTCTGCAATTAAATGCGCTGGATGGCAAAGTTCATGACGTTCTGTATGCCATAAGAAGTCTAATAACAATAATTCAGTTTTACCTTCAAACAGTCGGGTACCGCGCCCAATCATTTGGCTATAAAGTGAACGTACTTTTGTCGGACGTAATACGACCACACAATCTACCGATGGACAATCCCAACCTTCTGTGAGAAGCATGGAGTTACAAAGTACGTTGTATTTATCATTCTCGAAATCTTCCAATATCTCTGCTCGGTCTTTGGATTCTCCATTTACCTCTGCAGCCCTAAATCCCTTTTGATTTAAGATTTCCGTAAACTTTTGACTTGTCTTAACTAATGGAAGGAAAACTACAATCTTTCTATCTTTGGCTACCTTCCACATTTCATCTGCAATGGATTCAAGGTATGGATCCAATGCACTACCTAAATCACTTGTTTTAAAATCGCCCGCTTGTTGGCCAACTGCTGAAAGGTCTAGCTTTAGTGGAATTGTCAATGCTTTAATTGGTGCTAGATAACCTTCCTTTATTGCTTTAGGCAACGTATATTCGAATGCAAGGCTTTCAAAGTATGAACCAAGATTACGCATATCACCTCTGTCTGGTGTAGCTGTTACTCCTAATACCTTTGCATCAAAGTAATTTAAAACACGCTGATATCCATCCGATATGCAATGGTGGGCTTCGTCGATAATGATTGTATCGAAGAAATCCTTTTTGAATTTTTCTAATCGCTTTTCGCGTTGAAGCGTTTGAACACTACCTACCACAACCCGATACCAACTACCGATTGAAGTTTGTTCAGCTTTTTCCGTTGCAGTTTTTAACCCTGTTGACTTTTCCAATTTATCTGCTGCTTGATCTAGCAATTCACCCCGATGGGCAAGGACGAGAACACGCTCGCCCTTTTTCACTCTATCTTCAATAACTTTTGAAAATACGATTGTTTTTCCTGTGCCTGTTGGTAGAACAAGGAGCGTTTTTTTAACGCCCTCGTCCCATTGTTGCTGGATTGATTCTCTCGCTAACTGTTGATAGTCTCTAAGTTTCATAGTTACCTCCTAAAATTGCCCTGGTGTGAATCCGCCTTGTTGTTGCGGTTGTTGCGGTTGTTGCGTTGGAAATGGCGCTTGATATTGTTGTGTCTGTTGTGGTGCTGGTTGTTGATACCCTTGTGGTGATTGTTGCTGATTACCACCAGCTAGTTTCAAATAATCCTCATATGGATAAAATGTATCTACCTGATTGTTTACTCGTTCTTCACCGTTGGAAATATACTTATTTTCAACGATCTTACATCTACCCTTTGCTCCGGTTACTAAATTCCAGTTCATACGTAACTTTTCCCCTGGTTTCTTCTGTCCAATTCCAGTAAAGAAGTTTGATAAGAAACCTTCTGTTTTGGTGTGCAACATTAAGTTGTGGAATACAGTTACATCACCATGTTCTTGGCTATGAATTGTCAATTCCAATTTTGCCTGATTACAAGCTGGCATTTTAGCGCTCCCTGCAAATCGACCACGTTCAAATTTTGCTACTGTGAAATTGTAATCGCCAGGAGGTAGCAGTATAAAACCGCCACCTTCCTTTTCTATTTCATCATCCCAACCTAATTCGCGTTCTATGTCTTGACTCATCATTATTCCTCCTAATTGTTTGTTCTAACTTGTCCAATTGATGCGTATAGTTATATTAAGATTATTAGAAAGGTAGACTCTTTCTGAAATCTTCAATCATGCCGTAAACTTGTTGCCATGCCCCCACTAATACACCATCGATAAAGCTTGGATCATAATTTGTGATAGGGGTATCCTGTGGGTAGTATCCCTTTTGACTAACAACGGCTTGAATTTCCGTTTCCGTGACATTGTTCGGAATCATTAAATCTCTCAAAGACTGTGGTATTGCAGGATTTAATTGAACATTACTTTCTACAGGTGCCGGTGCTTGTTGCGCTGCCGGTTCCGGCTGTTGTACTTGTGCCTGCTTTTTATTTTGCATATCTTGCTTTAACTTGTTGAAATCTATTAAAGATTGATCTTGTTGCTGTGGTGCTTGTTGTACTGAATTTTGTGTAGGCTGTTGTGTTGACCATGTTTCCTGAACATTATTAAGAGCTGGTTCATTAAAAATATGAGCGATATTTGCATAATCCATTGGGAATTCATCTGGTAAGCTGTGACGATTCTTCGCATCCCAAGCCGGATGATGATTAGAGTAGATTGTACGCACGCCACCTTGACCCTTATGCTTTTTACCTTTGTCATCAGTAGAAACGCTGAACGTTTTATAATTCATGAATAGGACCATATCTCCCCATTCTTTTGTTAAAGCTGCAGTTTTAGCTGTTGTTTTATTACCTAGTTTTAATTCCCATCGATCATAAGCCCCCATCTCGTCCGGTTGCTCAAATTTCGTAATTTTTGCATGAGCAGTTAAAACCACATTTATTCCTATTTCAACTAAATCAGATAATCTATTTAAAAATTTGCCGAATTCCTCTTCTAGTTGAATGAATCCCTCTCCGTATCCAAAGCTTGTGATACTATCTTTGTTAGCTCTGCTAGTCACGAAATCAATAGCCAATCTCTCTGCCCAATCAATCGTGTCAATAACAAGAGTTTTGCAAGGACGATTTTGTTTTACGAAATCAATCTGTTGATGTAAAAACGTCCAGCTAGTGGGCTTATCAAGTCTTGCAACGTCCATATTCCCTGTACTACCTTCTGTATCTATAAAAAGTGGTTCCGGAAATTGTGCAGCAAATGACGATTTACCAATTCCTTCTGGTCCGTACAAAATAACCTTTTGAGCTTTAGCAACTTTACCTTTCGTGATATTCATTAAAATTCACCAGCTTTCCATGTTTTTGTTTCAGGAGTTTGTTGTAGTTGCTGTGGTGCTTGTTGTACAGATACATGTACTTGCTCCTGTCCGGCAACATAGCCATCTTCGATAATAATTGAGCATTCTTCGCCTGTACTTACACGAGTAGCAATAGCCTGTAATCCTTCTTGCTCTAACCATCTCCCAAACTCTTCTAATGTTTCTAAATCCATTTGTTCCAATTTGTCTAGTAGGATAAATCCACAGTCTGGCTTCAATTTACGGACAATAGCAGTAGAAACTTTTAATTGATCTGCACCAGACATGTTGTCCCATTTTTGACCGTTGAAAATTAAATCTCCATCTGCAACGGATAATCCTTCTAATGGTAAATCCGCATTATCAAGTAATTCATTCTTCTGTTTACGCGTATCTTCAATTGCTGTTGTTAACTTGTCATATTGTGCTCTATAATCATGAGCATCTGTTTCAGCTTTATCCTTATCGAGATTGGCACGGACTTTTCTATTAATCTCGTCAATCTGCTGGATATTAGCTTCTAGTGCGTCCGTTGATTCATCCATTAAATCAAGCGTATCTTTCTGAGCAATTGCTAAATCCTCGCCTGTTTTCGCATATGCAGTCTTTGCTTGATTAAGCTGTGCTTCAAGTCTTTGAATTTCCTGTCCTTGACTAGCATAGAGCGCTTGAATTTGTGTAAGCTGTTGACGCTTGCGTTGATTCTCACCATTCTTAGCAAGAATAGCCTGTTGCTGATTAATCAAATCCGATGCAGATATAGGCTCTTTTGGTGCATCTGGGAAGTAAGCCTGTTCTTTTGCATATTTCGCTTTTTGGTCTGCAATCTGACCAATCGTGCGACGTTGATTGTAAACATCTTGCTCCTTCGTTTCCAATTCATGAAGCTTGTCCCCTACCCCAATAATACGAAGTAAAATGTTAGCTTTTTCTTTACTAGTTGAATTCATAAACTTAGGTAAATCGATGGCAAATTCTTCAACGAAACTATTTAATAATTGCTGCCCTGCCTTTTCTCCGTTCGGATCAATAACTTTTAACTCGCTATTCTTACCTTTACGTTCAACAACTAAGCCATTTGAAAGTTTAATGTTTATATAAGGTGGCACGACACTGCCATCACGAGTTGCCTGGCTGGGTTTATACTTGTTACCTCCTAATGCCCAAGCGATAGCATCTAATGTGCTTGTTTTCCCTTGACCATTACCACCACCGATTACAGTCAGTCCATTTGCAGTAGGCTCAATTTTTACTGCTTTGACGCGCTTCACATTTTCTATTTCAAGCTTGTTAATTTTAATCATTACTGAATCCCCCTAAGCAATTATGGTAATTCTTCCAGCTTCAATTTCTGTTTCTAACTCTGCAACTAAATAATCACGTACATTTTCAATTGCTTCATTTCTCCAAGCTCCACCATCAGCTTCAAAGATTGCCCCAGTTGGACCATCCTTCATTCGGAAAATGAAATCACTTGCTGGTTGATCTACTTCTAGGAATGTGCGATAAGGTGCTAATGTGACAGGATTTGGGACTAGGACATCATCAGCTGAAGCGATGCCAGTCTTGATTGTTACTGCTTGAGATATTCCGGTATCTCCTGTTTTACGTACGTTTTCTTCCTTCACATTACCTATTACTTTTAATAGCAAATCGCGATCTTCTGTCTTGGTAAATTTAGATTGAAAAGCAATGATAAGTTCTTCTGCATCATGGAAACGTCCATATGAAAAGCTTGGAGTAATTGCATTGGCAACTACTAAATTTTCACGTCCACCATCAGATTCAAGAGTTCCTTTTAAGGAAACAGTTTTTTCATCATTCACTTGCAAGAAAAAGTTACAATCAATTCGTTCTAAATTGGCATGAATATAGTTCACCAATCCAGTTAACGTATTAATTTCTAATACTTGTTTAGCACGATCAATTATTGGTCTAACTTCACCGAAATTCCCTTCGTTATCTATAACTAATGTCCGAGGTTGTCCATGTGCATCCCTTGCTTCGACAATTCTATCCTTCGGAGTAATTCCCAATTGCGTAATATACTTAATGGCTTCTTTTAACATTTAAATCAACCTCTCCCTTTTTGTAGATTAATAACATTTTTTCTTTGCATTTCTTGTTCCACCACATCGATTGGCTCGCCTACATCTGTTTTTTGTGTTGAATCATCATCGAAGTATGTTTGACCAGGAACATTAGATTTAAGTTCCTTCGCTGCAATGCTTCCAGTGTTCAAATCCCTTCCAGTAAGAACAGTTGTGGTTACACCTTCTACGTTTGCTAACTTAGTGGTAAAATCACTCGTAACGGATACCGTTTGACGGTTTTCATCTGGTTTAAATTCCAACTTTATTGTGATAGCACGCTTGTCCTGTGCTTTCGTGTTTTTATCATGAATATTGTCAAATACTTTCTTTAGCTCGTAATCTAGCTTTTCTTGAATAGCGCCATTTGCTAGATTTGATAATGGTAGATCAATATTTTTTTGTGCCATTTTTCAAATTTCCCCTCTCGTGATATACTGTTAATACATACATTCCTAACGGGCCACTCTGCAAAGTGGTCTTTTTTATTCGTCAATATCTTTAAGTGCCCAACTTGTTACTTCATACAATCTCGCATCTTTTGGCGTTGAATCGTTTTTGAGTAAAGTTAATAATGATCGATGGGCAATTCCTGGGCTAGTATAAATCTTGCCGTGCATCCAGTAGATATGACCATCTTCAGCAACCGCTATTACGTACACTTATTTCTCACCTCCTTTTAGGCAGTTACCAAACCGTAATATATAAAAGCTAATGTAAGTCCAAAAGCGACTAGATAAAACCAATCGACATAATCTAACTTATTCACTGAATCGCACCCAAACGTCTTAACAGTTCATCTTGCTCATACTTACCACGAATCTGTTCTAACGCTAGATCAACTTGATTTTTGCTGTTTTTTAATTGCTGCAATTGCTCTTGATAATTTGCAACATTACGATGGTAAATAGAAGCTTTTAAAAATTCCCCTTGCTTTATCAGCGCTTTTGCATTCGACAGATTATACTTACAAGCATCTAATAACTTTTCAGCTTCCTCTTGATCAGCATCTAAGAACATTGACAAGTCAGTCATTCTGTTCTGCTCCCTTCTATTGAAATATCCGACTGAAGTTTTTATCCAAGAACTCTGCCATTCTATTCGCCTGGAAGCTCCAAGTTTGCCCTTGATTTTTTGGGTAATAAACAAATCCACCATTCTCTGTATCTAGTATTCTTTTAAACTTTGGTAGATACAGAATGTTATCTTTAATCCAGCGATCACTCTTGTTGATTCTTTTTTGCAAATCTTTCATGTTCCAATAGACACCAATCAATTGCTCTTGCTTTAATTCTTCTAGTTCAACTTTAGAGATAATGACCTTATCGTCAGGAATTGGAATTGAAACGTTAACGGTTAATTGCTGCATTATCATCACTCTTTTCTGTAATTGCATTATTAATGCAGTTTGTAGGTAAAAAAATTTCTTCTATCGGTTTTCCAAAGAAGTCTCGCAAGAAAAACATTTCATCCGACTTAAATGGAGATTTTCCATTTTCTTTGTTTACATAGGTTGTTATATTTAGATTCATCTTCCTCGCCATCTGCTTTTGTGTTAGTTCCTTTTCCTTACGTAGACGAATTAAAAGCCATTGCATATTTTGTCGAACCTCCTTTCAATTTGTCGATAAACCAAGAATAATGCATTATTGATGCAATGTCAATAGAAAATGCATTAAAAATGCAAAAATGTATTTATTTATTGCATTTTCTATTGACATTGCATTATAAATAGAGAACTATGATTGTAATTATAATAAAGAAGAAAGGGAGAATAAGTAGATGATGAGTGAAAAGGAATTAAGACTATATATAGGAGGGAAAATAAAAGAATATAGAAACAAGAAAAAAGTAACTCAAGAAGAGTTGGGTAATAAATTGGGAGTCAAAAATAATACTATTTCTGCATATGAAAGAGGAACTATTTCACCAGATTCAGATACTCTATTTATTATTGCAGATATTTTAGAAGTTAAAGCCGATGATTTTTTTCCACCTATAGAAAATGATGGTGTAGATTATTTAGACAAAATTAAAGATTTGAGAAAAGAAAATTTAGAAGCTAAAGATATGAGATTCTTTCAAAAGTTAATAGAAAAAACCCTTTCCATGGATGATGCTGAAAGGGAAAAGTTTATTGAAAGCATTAGATTTACAGTTGATTATTACGATAAAACCAATAGAGATTAATCTTTTTTATCTGAGCTAGTTGAAGTACCACAGCTTAGAGTTTCAACATATTTAACGAACAGTTGTATAATTTCATCTGTCATATCATCGCCGCCTTTTTTTTATGAATAATTAAAAAATTAAATAGAGAGGGTGTCTGTTCTGGCTTTAAAAGTCGGTAGATGCCTGCTTCAAAACCGTTTGAAAGATGCACATATGACTCAACAAGAATTAGCGAATAGAATGGGGATAACCGTTCAGCAAATCAATAAATATGTAAGGAATAGGCAAAAGATGTCAATTGAAGTTGCTGGAAATATCGCATTCATTTTAAAATGTCACGTGGAAGATCTTTACGAATGGATTGAAGTAGGTAATAACGAGTAGATTAACATCTACTCACCGACATAATTCAGCCGAACAGCTTAATTATATTATAATTCAATTACCTCTTTATCGGTACCATAAACATAAATTGGTAAAATAGTAACAATTTATTTGAAAATTATTTAATCGTAGTATAACATAAATAGAACGGTTGTTCTACATTTTAATAAAAATATTTAGGAGGTAATTATATATGGCTAGTTTTACAAAAAGAGGTAAGACCTGGCAATACGTTGTCAGTGCAAAACCAAAGCCTTTACGTAAAGGTGGGTTTAAGACTAAAAAAGAAGCTCAGGTGGCTGCAGCTGAAGTGGAAGCTGAATTACGAAAAGGTGTTGTTCCTAATTTAAAGCCACAACCCTTTGATGAGTATTTTGAAAACTGGCTGAAACTATATAAAGGTGACATCGGATTGAATACCATGGAACGCTATAAAAATACGTTAGAAACGGTTAAAGATAAACTAGGCGGTATTCCCATTCAAAATATTAATAAACAATCCTATCAAGCTTTTTTAAACGAATATGGACTAAGCCACGCAAAAGATACAACAAGGAAATTAAACACTCATATCAGAGCTTGTGTAAAGGACAGTATTGATGAAGGATTAATAAGAGTAGATTTTACACGAGGTGCGGTTATAACTGGTAAGCCAGGAAAAAAAGCACAGGACAAGTACTTGGAATACGCCGAAAGCAAACAGCTACTAAAATTAACGACAGAACGATTAGATCGTACACCAACATATTACTTATTATTACTCGCCCTCACATCCGGAATGAGATTTGCTGAAATGGTGGGATTGACCAGGAAAGACTTTAACTTTTTTAATAATACAATAAGCATTACAAAAACTTGGGGATATACCAATAAGATGCATGAAGGATTTGGGCCAACTAAAAACGAACAATCAATCCGTGTTATTAAAATGGATCCAAAGACAATGAAAAAATTCAGTAAATTATTTGACACTACTCCAGATAATATACACAGGCTTGTGTTTTATAGCCCCCACTCAAAATATAAAGTTATAACTAATAATGTGGTAAATAAAGTTTTAAAAGGAATGTTGGATGAATTAAAAATAGATACCATTACAGTACACGGATTAAGACACACTCACGCAAGTGTTTTATTATATGAAGGAGCTACACCATATTATGTATCGGAACGGTTAGGTCATGGCGATATTGAAACTACAATGAATACTTATTCGCATGTCTTGAAAGAGTTAAGGCAACGTGATGAAGAAATGACTACAAACGTATTTGAAAAGATGTATGTGTAAAAAATGTGTAAAATGGTTTGAAAAAGTGTTCAAATTCATTACAACCGACCAAAATAAAAAACACTGCCAAACGCTTTAAAATCAACGTTTAACAGTGTTTCCCGTTTCACTCTTTCTTACCAGTTCTAACTTGACGACGTCCCAGGCAG